ATCGCGTAGCCCGTCGAAGGGACAATGATCCCCGGGCCCAGCACGTCAAAGTTGGCTCCAGCTGTTTCCTGCCTATAGAGCTTGAACCCGATGGGCGTGGCGTTAGCAACGTTGGTACCGCCCAGCGCCGTTGCAGTTCCGCACTGCAATTTAAGTGTGACGCCAGCGGCAGCCGCGACGCCGATCTGAAACAGGATCGTCGCGTGCTGATAGTCACGCATGGAAAAGGCTTGTGAAATCTTGCCGCCGGTATTATCCACCGGCGGAATGATGTTCACGATATGCCCCTGCTCTGCAACCACAAAACCTTTCATGTGAATTCCTCCGTTTGTCTAGGAATAGTTTCGCTGCTCGCGACTAGCTGCGCACTGCAAGCCGGATGAACGGCGAAAGCGTCACCGTACCGTTCTTCGGTGTGAGAGGTTTCTTCCACACAGGCTGACCGTCGACACGGTAGACAAAGCGGAAGGTCGTTTCGTCGTTCAGGAATCGGACATGGATGGAACTCGCCGCCATCGGTGCCCCCTTGTCGGCCATCACGTACTGCGACAGGTCCACAAGCACGATGTCGCCAGGAGTCCCGCAGGTTGCGCAATACTCGACAGGGATTACTGGACGACCAATCAGCCGACCCCACGGTCCAGGATTCGGGGGCGCGTTGTTCATTCCGCCTGAATATCCCGGAGGGAAGTACAGCATCTGGGTCGCGGTCCCGGAACCCAACGTCAGTGGATAGAGGAAGCGCTCTACGTCTTGGTTGACGAACCAGCAAGCGTCCTGCCTGCTCGGACCCCACATGCGGCCCCACATCGCCAGAACGTCGTTGGTGGAAACCCCGACGCCAGCAGGGTCTCCGGCGTCTTTCGGAACCTCGATCACGGCGCCGGAATTCATGAAGCCCAGCGGCTGACCGGCTCCTGTGCCGTTGAAGATGGCGTCCTCGACCCTGAAATTCATTTCCATCGGGAACGTCTTCGTGATCACGGCCTCCAGTGCGGCTGCATCCTGCAACAGTTCGTCGGTCGCATAGCAAAGGCCGGTCAATTTGTTCAGTTGAATTTCGATCTGACGGAACTTCGGACGCGATCCGACTTTCGTATCTGCCTCGTTCTGCCAGTACGCCAAGACGCCGCCCCAACGAGTCCCGTCCGTCCGGCTGTCCTCATCGATGGCGTTGATCTTCACACCATTGGCATTCGCGGAAATTGGCACGCGGAAAACGCGCTGCGACACGTTCCCCAACTGGTACGTGCGCTCGAGCAGCAATTCCGAGAAATCCTTCTGCACAAGAAACCCGCCGTCAGACGGCGAGGCCTCGTTCAGTCCGGAAGCGTTCGGCGCCGCTGCCTGAATTAACCGGGGATCGATCCGGTTCATCGGATTGGCTGCCCTGGCAACCGCGATCAGTTGTTCGCCAAAGCTCCCGAACGGCTTGGCGGGTGTTTTGCCGCTCGCATCCTCACCAGCATTCGGCGTGTCAATCCCGGCGCGTCGTGAGAATGCAGCATTTTCGTCCGGCTGTCCCAGCATCGATTTTTCATTAATCAGCGTTTCCTCTTCGCGCTGAAGGTTCACTTCGAGTGCTGCCAGCTTCTTAATGTTGTCGTTGTAGAGAGCTCCTTCTGCTTCGCTAAAATCCCGCTCCTCGGCCGAGATTGTGTCGAGCATCTTCCGTTGCGCCTTCACGAGATCGGTCTTTCGCTGACGCAGCGCCAGAATGTTTGATCGCATCGCTTTGATCTCCTTCGTCGAAATTTGTTCCTCGCGCCGCACTCGCCCAGAATCGAAAGACCCTGAACTCGTCCGGGTCACACGTGTTCGCTGCGCTGCCGTGCGAAGGCACGCCAGCGGATTACAACCAAACTTGTTTGTGAGTCGTTACAAGAGGTCCAGCTCAAGGGCCAGCCGCCGCATCTTCAGTACGTGCGCCGGTAACTGTGGTGCTGCCTGCTTCATGCTGTCCGGCATTGGCCGCGTTGCTTTCGCTTTCGCTCCCAGGCGCTTCAGCGTCCGGTCGAACGTAGCCACGCGATCAACCATCCCGGCACGCCGCGCCTGATCCGCTTGCAGCATCCTGCCTTCGCCGAATCCGTTTCGCACCTTGTCGGATGTTGTGTTCCGTCCCCGCGCGACCGCATTCACGAACATGTCGTGGTAGTTATTCACCTTTTCTTGCATCGACTGCTTCGCTTCGGCGGTCAGAGGCTCGAATGGGTTTCCCTCGACCTTGTACTTGCCTGCCGATATCAGCGTGTGCTTGACCCCTTCGTTCTCAAGCGCTTTCGACAGGTCCAAGTGGGCTGCATAGACTCCGATGGAACCGACCTCGCCGCTTGGGATCGAAACTACGTCCGAGGCCTGAGAAGCGAGGAAGTAGGCAGCCGATGCCGCTTGCGAATTGGCAATTGCTACGATTGGCTTCGCTTGCCGCGCGTCGTAGATCTGGTCGGCGAGCTCCGGCACGCCATTCACAGTCCCGCCAGGGGAGTCGATGTCGATCACAATGCTTTTAACCGTAGGATCATTCACGGCAGAGTTCAAGTACTGCTGAAAGCGTTCGGTTGATGTCCCGCCGCTCATGTCAGAGAACATTCCCATCCGATGCGCGATTGTTCCGAACAGCGGTAGAACCGCAATCACTGGAGCACTCGACCTCGACACGGTCCCGTTGGATCCCAGCGCCTTTGATTTCCGCGCGCCTTCGCCTTCGTCTTCGTCATCGTCATCGATATGCTGCGGACACGTGCACCCATCACAATCACACGGCTCGTGATCGCAATCTTCGCAATCGCCAGCGATGCACGGATCACACGGACACTCGCACGGCTGGTCGCCCTGCATGAACGGATGAACGATGAAGGCTTCCTCGTGATAGTCCGGCGGCTCCTTGTCGAACTCTTTGTAATGCTTCGCCAGATGGTTGTAGACAGCCTTGCGGTCACCCGCCGGAATGTCGGCTCCGCCGCGGGATCCAAGCAGCGCAGCCATCGCCGCTTTGACGCCGCCCCACACGACGACGAACTTCCCACCCTCGATGTCATGGTGTGGCAGCTTGTATGAGCCGAAGTTCTCGGCATTGTCCGAGTCGTACCACCCGAACCCTCTCCGATATTTCGCCCAGTCCATCTTGTCTTTGTCGCCGGACCCGTCCGACGATGCCCACTTCGCTAACCGATCGCGAGCCGCCGCTCCGTCCCAACTGTCGGACTCATCTTTTCCATCCGACGAGCCGTATGGAATCGCCCCTGTATTGAATGCTGGCAGAATGCGCGGCTCGGCGTCTTCTCCGCGCGGCTGGCCGCATTCGATCAGGTACGGCTTTCGCGGACGCTCCATCACCATCAAAACGTCTTTGTCGCTCACTTCGCCGCCACCGGCCCTTAGCGCCACGAACGCCACAATTGCCGCGAGCTTTTCCTCACGAATTGCCCAAGCAGAGTTGGCCACCGCCATCAGAATGTGTTCGTATTTCATTTTGATCCTCCCGAAATTCTCTCCGCTCTAGCACTAGCAATTCCTTCAATCGTTTGGCGCCGCATGTGCGGCAGTAAGGTCCATAGCTCTGATTTCGAAGACCGAATAATTCAACGGTCGCCTTTGATCCACATCGTTGACAACGTGGCTGCATCAGTTCTTTCAGATAGGCCATTACGCAGACCTCAATTCCTTGCGTGCCGCTACCGCGCTCAGCAGGCGCGGCAGCGCGAGGCGCACCAGGGTGTCGCTCGCCTCGTTCTCCAGCTTCACCAGCGCCGCCTCGACTTGCTCATTCGAGGTACAGACCGTGAACAGACGCAGGTTTGCCGAGACATACAACTCCGCAGGCAATACCGGAATGTGCATACACTCGCAAACAAAATCGACGAAACCGGAATAGAACTCCAAAACTTCCTCTTTGAACTTGTCGATCGCACAGGCCCGTCCCATCGCACGCCTGATCTGCCCGATTTCTTTGCGCAGCACGCGCTGGGCTGCCGCCTGCACGAATTCCTCAAGCCGCTTTGCCCCGATTCCCGTCGCGTCTTCAGGTTGAAGTTCCTGCCCAGGTACTTTGGCCGCTCCATCACTGCCCACCGTTGCCATGTTCAGCGGCATCAGCGGTACATCCAGTCCCTCTATCGGATTCATGTTCTCGTTCGCTCTCGCCTCGGCTCGCGTCATGAATCCTGCGTTGATCGCCGACGCGTAGGCCTCGTACCTGCTCTTCAGGTCGCCGCGCAACAGTGCGTCCATTTGAAATTCTGCGAAGTACTCGTCATCTTCTCCGACTCCCATAGGCACGATAAGGTCCGAGTTGATTTTCTTTTCGAACCGCACCAGCCGCGGCCTCACGCTGTCGGTGCCGAACTCGATATTTTGCTGCTCTATATTCGAAAACGTTGCGCGACTCAGATCGCCGACCTTGTGCGGAGGCACCCGGAAAATCGAGCAAATGTCGATGCGCGAGAATTGCCGCGCCTCCAGCAGCTGCGCGTCCTTGTTCGTGATCCCGATGTTCTGGTAGGTCATCCCTTCCTCGAGGATGGCGACGCCGTGCTGGTTCGACCCGCTGAAATATTCGCGCCAGGAATTCTTGATCCTCTGGTGCGCTCCGTCGGTCAACGTTTTCGGATGAACCATAACGCCGCCTGGAGTCGCGTCGTTCTCGAAAAAGCGGCCGGCGAATTCCTGCGCCGCCATTCCGCAGCCGATCGTCTCGCAACCAACTCCGACCGTGCTCATGCCGACCAGACCGTCGGACGACAGTCCGCGCAGATGAAAGATTTCCTCCATCGTGTACGTGTCCACTTTGCCGCTGTACAGGTAGCGCACCTGATATTGCAATTTGCCGTCCGGCATTCGGTACACGCTCACGCGGTCAGGGTGCAGCGGGATCAGTTGCTCGATTGAACCGTTCGGGCCGGACACGATCCGCGCGAAGGCGTTGCCCCGCAGCTCGAGGTGTCCCTGCATCATTTCGATGAACTCGTACGAGGTCTGCCAGTCGTTCGGATGGTCGTGAAGCACTCTATAAAGCGGATGATTCAGCGCCCGTTGCTTTCCACCGTTCGGCAGCCGCTGGTAGATATGCAATGGCAGCGATGCGACGGTTTCCGAAATCACCCGCACGCACGCATACACCGCGGCGACCCGCATCGCGGAGTCGGGAGATACCCGCAGCCCGGTTGCGGTCTGGTAACCGATGCTCGAATACCAGATATCCGCGTCCGGACGAAGCATGACCCCGGCTTCGCCCTGAGCTCGAAACCCATGCCACGCTCGTGACAGACGATCCAAAATCTTCACGTTGTCTTGATTCCTTGCGAGTTGTAGATCGATGGGCCATGCCCGAGCATCGCTCGCGCCATCGCGTCGGTGATCGCCGAGATTCCGTCGATTCTCGCCGAGTCTTTCTGTCGTTCCGGCTTGGCCCACATCAGTTGGTCGTTGTGTTCCTTTGTCGACAAGCAATGCGCGTTCCACCTGAGAACCGGATTGCCG